CATAGGCCTTGGCGGTTTCATCATCCCAATCGTCTGGCACGGCGGTGATCTCTATCTCTTTCCATCCTAAAGACTTGGCAGCTTCAACCGTTCCGTTGCCGGCAAGGATGATCCCGCGATGCACAACGATGGGCTTGCGCTGGCCAAACTTATTTAAGGACGCGGCGATTGCTTCAAGGTTGCGCGCCGAGTGCTTGCGAGCATTATTCGGATCGAGGTTCAGGCTCTCAATTGCTACCTTTTCCAATTTCATTGACCGCCTCCAGTCGAGCATCCAACAAGTTATCTAATTCGCCAAGTAAAAAGGCCTTCCGTTGGTGGGTCAGCCTATTGCCGTACTTCTCTTTCATAAGCGCGGAAATATGCACTATCGCCTCGTCTATTTCGGCGAGTGTTATCTCCTCGTTAATAATCATGAAAGCTATTTTACTGTTTTGCGCGCTTTCCGTTTTTCTTGGTATGTCCGAATTTCTTCGGCGCGATAGAAAACAGCCTTGCCTTCCTTTTTTACCCAGCTAATCGTGCGGCGGTATTGCAGCTGGCGTAAGTTATTCATATTTACGCCCAGATACTCCGCCACTTGATTGCAGTCCCAGAGTTCATCTACCACGGCGCATCCTCGGTCTTATGCACAGAGGTCACAACGGCGGCCTGATTCTTGGGCGCTCGCGGGATAATCGAGAAGCTCGTGCCGGAAATCTCTAGCGATGTCTTTGCAACGCCATCTTTGCCGGTGAAGCTAGATTGAGAAAATTTGCCGACAACAAGAACCTTGTCACCCTTTTTCAAGCTATCAACAACCGCATCAGACTTAGAGTTCCAAAAGGTAACCCGAAACCAGATTGTGTCTCCATCCTCATACTGCCCATTGACCTTCTGGCGCGGTGTATGCGCTAGGGAGAATGATGCGAGAGATTCATCCTTGAAAAACTTCATCTCTGGATCAGAGCCTAAATTGCCTTCGATAATGATTTGGTTCATTTTTCGCCTTTCGTTCGGGATTGCTTACATTACTACGGCTTGCACCGTTCCGTCATTTTTGAACAACGCCCATGAGCCATCTGGCAGCAAGAGCGGAACATCTTCGGGGTCGCGCCAGCTAGAGACCATCCAGCCGTTGTTCGTGGACATGGTCGGCTGGGCATGAATGGACATCGAGCCGAGATTGTGGCACTCGTGATGAACGCGGATGAGGTTAGCCACCGAGTCCTTGCCCCCACGGGATTTCAGTTTTCGATGGTGCAAGGCCATAGATTCAGTTGCCGGCAATCCGCAGGTTTCGCAGTAATGTCCGGCGCGCTCCTCTACGGCCTTCACGATGTCTTTGTTCAATACCAACCCAGCCTTTTCTCATGACTCCATGCTTTACACGCCGATCCATATCGGACAGAAATGTAATGCAGGCCATAATCTATCTGCTTTAACGGATTTGTGGGCTTGTACTCAAATTTATAGTTGCCCCATGTCGTGGGCAAGAATTGAGCAATGCCAAACGCCCCCGAGGACTTATTCAGGGCGCGGGGATTCCAGTGAGATTCCTGAGTCCATAGCTCGTTAAGGCAGGCAAATTGGCGCGGATTGCCAAGTTTTATCTTTGCGTATTTCTGAGCGCTGATATTACTCCACGGCGCAAAAGCAGCCTGAGCATTTACTCCTTGGCAAAGTCCAACCGCGAGGGCTATTACAAGGACTTTGCGACTGGCGCGTATTAGCGCGCCTTCTCCCGTCCGGCGCAGACTTGGCAGGCGTTGCCCGCATATAACCACTCACCGCAGGAATGACGCGAGATTTTGCGGTCTTCTTCAATCATTGTCGTGCTATTCATTTTCGATCCTTTCGATAGCGAATAGTGCTTATATTTTAGACCATATCCCCCAGCGCAGGTTGCTAGGGGATGGCCTTCCACGCTCAGAGGATTAGGAGACTCTGGCGTAAACTTAGTATTCGATGCCGATAAAGCAAAAGCCCAAATTCAATTCGATACCGTAGCGGTCAATCTGAATGCCGAACCAGAGCCCGCGAATGATGCCGAAGTGAAGCCACATCTTGCCGATTTGCTTCTCTCTATACATTCGCCTTCTCCTGTTCAACTTCGATATTCTGCGAAACGATGCAGTGCTTGCAGACATAAACTCGGTAGCTTAGGTATAAGCCTTTAAACAGTTTTTTATTTGCGGTCGAGCAGAAATTGCATTGAGCCATTATTTGGCCCCCTCGCATGCATAGCTGTTTGGATTAACTGTTATCGCTTGGTCGGTTTTGTAAATCATAACTCCATTTTCGGAGCAAAATTCACTCACACCATTGGGGAGCTGAACAACTCCGTGCTGAGGAGCAGAATTCTTGGCGTGTTCATTAGATAAATGGATTGAAAGAATAATAATAAAAATAAAAAACACAAAAACCACCGGAAGAATAAGCGGTGCAATTTTATCTCTCTGGTTAGCCTTCCGCCAATAATTATCCCAAGGATTTACTTCCCAAGGATTTGTCTGACTTGTCTTTTGTTTCATTTTTACTCCTCCCGATCCAAAAAACTTTGCACAACTTCCATCGCCTCAATCATTCCCATGCGGAACGCAAACTCCCAATCCGGCGTTGCGTTCGGATGCTTCGTGCGGCGGAAATCCCACTCAGCCCCGCCAATCAGCTCTAAAACCTCTTTGAGAACCTCGGTGCGGTGTTCTTCCAAAATAATGTCAAGAGTCTTTTCCATTGCTTCGCCTTTCATGGATACATTAAGTCTTTGCAGAATTGGCTCATGTGGTCAGGCTTGACCTTGCAGGGCTTAGGGGTAAGCGCATCGTTGATAAGATAAACAGCTCCGATGATGAGGATGCTGGCGATTATTTTCTTTGTGCGACTGCTCATTTTTCTAACCACCAAACTAATTCCAAAAGCGCGCCAACGAGCAGCGGCAATCCGATAAAGAGAAGCGGCATCACAACGCACCTCCGAAGTCGGTGGTAATCATGTATGTGTCATCCGCGGTGTCGTAATAAACCCGAGAGTCGCGGCCAATGCCTTCGAGGAAAGCTCTGACGAACAGCACATCGGCGTATCGCTCTACCCAATATGCGCGCTCATAAGTCCAGTCAATCGGCTCAGTGATCTCAAAATCTATGTCCTCGAACCGACCCTCTTGTAGCTTCCAATCCTCTCGATATGCATACCAATTTGTTGAGTTGATAGTGAGTTGCTCAAAATCTTTAGATGTAATTTTCATGTTATGCACCTACTTTTTCCTGAGCAGGAATGATGTAAGTCATGCGGTTTATGATTTGGCAGCCATACATACGAGGCATACCGCCCCAAGTTCCGATCTCATAAAGGTTGGTCTCAGCTAAGTCGTAAGACTCGTTCTCCTCGTATTTCTTGCCGGAGATTTCTTCAAACTTGGCGATTAGCTGGGCTTTATATTCGTTAGAAATTTGGCGGCTGGTGAAAACAAAATCCGCTGCAAAATGAACCTCTGTTGGCATTTCGTCTCTTTCAAGGAGAATCAAAGAGTTGTGATATGACTTCAAGTCAATCATGCCGTCAAATGATGCTCCTTGGTAAAACTTTGCAATCGCTTCAACTTCCTTCTCCATTGGGCCATCAACCCATGAAATGTCAATCGAAGATCCGCCCGAGTATGAATGAGAGCGAACCGAAAACTTGGTCGAAGGAAAAGAATTTTTAAGGGTTTTGCGAATCATCTTTGCTGTATCTGTTGTCGAGATTCTTGTTGCCATTTTCCAGCTCCTAATCTGTGGGGCGCTTTGCCCTGTTGAAGAACAGATTACGGCAGATAGATTACGATTTCAAGCGTTTTAGCCATTTACGGGAAAAATTTTTATATCGGCCCCCGCAGCCTCGGAATAGACTTTTCTGGCTCGAATGTCCACTATTTGAGAGTCATCCTGAAAAGCTACCCCCGAGAGGGCATCGCCAACGGCCCGCAGGTATTTATCCAAATCGGGCGCTACAGAGGGATACAGGCGCTTTACAGAGCGCGGGCGCTGGACATAGAAGGTCACATCTAGCCCCACGGCCCCGTCTAGAGGCTTTGCGCCGGCAAATCGGGCGGCTAGGGCTATGGAGGCCCGCCAGACGGCGAGCGCCGAGCCCTGAGAATGCACCATGATCCCGTTGCCCACGCTTTTCATCGAGCCTTGGGGGATGGGCTTGCCATCCACCCGGAAGCTGATCAAAGCCTAGCCAATCAGGATGACAGGGTCTGCGGCGATTTTGTGGGCTTCTTGCTGCCCATTTGTCAAATAGATGTCAAACACCCCGTGGAAATCTGGGCCATCTATGGACTTAACGATGCCGGTGAATCCCTCCACCTGCACCTGATCGCCACACTGAATCTGTGATGGTGATACCACAGTCATAGCTCCTCCTTCGTAATGCTTACGGATTATGGTAACAGATTACTTATGTTGCGCGCCTGATTTCATCCAAGATTTGACGGGCATTTGCGGGCATAGGAACGCCCTGTGCGACCTCGGAAGCGGTAAATCGAGGTGGAGTCCATGTCGGCGTTGTAATGGGCTTAAAACCGCTTACAGGGCTTCTAGGGGGCAACTCAGAGTCCGTCCAGCGCTCCGCATTCAGCCAAGTCGCGGCATGGGCTGTATATGCGGGGTCGCGGTTCGGATCACCGGCGTATCGCTTCGCGCCCTCAATGATGAGAGATGGCTCGGCCTTGGTGACGGCTTTGAGCCAAGCTTTATGCGCCGCGCCCTTGCCGACCTTGAGCGGATAGGCATTCCAGAAATCATTGAAATCGCCAATAGTCTTTTTATTATCTTCCTCTTTATCTTCCTCTTTATAGTTAAGCGAACGCTGAGCGTCCGTTGAGCGTTCGTTAAGCGTTCGCTGGACGGATGCTTGCTTGCCCGCTTTTGAGGCCTTAGCCGATTTCTCCCGAACGCTGTCCAAATCCCGCTCAATCCGCAGGTGTGTCCAGCTGTCGCCGTCAACCTGAAAGAACTCAGCCAGTACCGATTTATTGGCTAACCAATCCTCGGCGCTCATTCGAGCTACAAAAGCTAGGCGATCGCCGGTGTTATCTAATGGCTTGCCGCGCTGCCAGTAATTCATCAACAGGAGCATATAAGCGCCGTGTTGCTGGGCTGAAAGATGAGCTGTGTCAGCTAGGTAATCGCTGACATATAGTTGCATATAGGGCAGCGATGTCATTTCAGCACCCACATAATCAGGCAAGTTATGGCAATCGCTGCGCCTATTACATAAGGCATCCATCTATCGTCAATCATTTAGGCCCTCGATTCTTTTGTTAATAATTTCGCAGTATTCAGAACTTATCTCGCTCCCGATGTAGCTTCTGCCAAGTTTTAGCGCAGCCACAGCGGTTGTGCCACTTCCCATAAAAGGGTCATAAACAAGCCCCCCCCCCGCGCTCCATGACCGGATGTGATCCGTTGCCAATTTTTCGGGAAACGGAGCAGGATGTTTTACGCCATTAAAGGATGTGGTGAATTTCCAGATGTTGTTTCTTGGCGAGAAATCAGGCACGGGATTTTTTAACTTTCCAGAGAAATCTTTAAACCCTGCCCACTTATTCGGCTTGTCAATAATTAGCTGACTTTTAACTTTACCTTTTGCAAAAACAAACATGAACTCAAATATCTGCGTGTACCGATTGCTTGTCTTGCTCGCCGGATAAGCTGGGCTGTTTTTTTCATAGATCATTGTGTCGTGCAGCTTGAACCCTAAGTCCATGAAGTGCAGCGCCTGCCGAAAACTGCTCCCCGTTTCCGACCCTTTTATAGTCGCATCTCCCACAACCCAGACCACAATCCCGTCAGGCTTGGTCACCCTATGCAATTCTTTTGCAATCTGTGGAAAATCAAAAGAATATCCGTTGTATTTTCTAAGATTGTCATAAGGTGGCGAAGTCACCACCAAATCAACTAGTCCGTCATCCATGCGGCTCATGGTTTCCAAACAATCTTCGTTGTAAATCGTGTTCGGGCTAATCACTTTGTCTTTCCTCGATAAGCGTTTGCGCCATCTTTATGTGAAACTTCATCCGATCCATATCGTTGGCATCTTTGCACTCTGCCGCTTGCTCGATATGCCAGTCAATAACATCTACCGTGTCCATGTGTCTCCAATCGCCTCGTACACCATTTGCCTTGTTATACCCCTATCCGCAAATTCGGCCAAAACCGTCAATCGCGTTTCGAGCTTTTTGTCATCTACTAGCGAGCGCCGCTCCTCCGTGAGCATTCCGCCCCATACGCCGTAGTCTTCATTCTCTGCGGCGTATGCAAGGCATTTGTCCCAGATAGGGCAGGCCGTGCATATCCCTCGAATGACGGCCGAATCCACTACCTTGAAAGAGCGCTGCTCCTCTATCTTGTAAAAGAAATTGGTGGGTAAGCCGCGACAAGCAGCCTGCTCCCAATCTACTTCTGAGTACTTGGGCATCCAACTGCTCCTGTCGGATCGTAGTAAGAGCAATATGGCGCGCAGAATTGAACATACTTTTCCGGAGCTGGGGGAAGTTGCTCGATAGCACTTCGCTTAACCTCAGCCAGCCACGCTAATCCCTCTTGTGCAATTTGCGGGTCGTAAGCCTCGGTGTGAACTTTGATGTCAGAGAATGCGCCATCTCTAGCGATAGCCACGAGAGACACCTTCTCCACTTCATGGCCGTTATTAGATAGAAGCCATCCATAGAGCTGCACTTGCATTCTTTGCTGTAAAGATGGGAAATAGCGCAGGCTTTTAACCTTTGTTGTTTTCCAATCCACAACATGGCGTTCGTCTTTTATGTACAAGTCGCAGTGGCCTTTTAGCCCATCGAACTCAAACTCTTGCTCGATAAGAAAATTGTCCTTGAACGGGTCTTCTCGTTTGATAGCTTCCGCAACGCCGGCATGAATAAATGTGCCAAGTATTGCGGCTAGTGATTCGGTCTGATTGACCTTCGGCGTTCCAATGAGTTGGTGATACACGCGCCGGCGGCAGTCACCGATTTGCGATGGCCCAATCTCGACCTGTAGAGAGCGGTCTTTTTGATTATCGTGCGCCGTTAAAGCGCCGGAGAGCATCTTCTGAATATCCACTAGATGTCCATCGCTGTTCTCACGGATGTGCCAATGGATCGCGCGATGTCCACCTGAGTCCGAATGCGCGCCACATTAGCTCGCGCCGAACGCACGGCGGCCTCAGTTGATGCCATCTTGAAGTGCAAGGCCTCGTTGATAAGGATTGCCATATCCTCGCGCTCCCCCACGGTGTAATTCTTGCCCGTAGGGGATGACTTTGATGCGTACTCTAGGCGAGTTTTCGCAAGGCTAATTTCATACTGCGCCTTGGTCTCAAAATACTCGCGCTCTGTCTGTTCGAGATATGCCTGCGACTCGTCAATTTCTTTCGATAAGTCATACAGGCGCTTCTCGATTTGATTTGGCGTGACTACGCTCATTTGTCACCGAGAGCAATCTGCGCGCAAATATCCTGCACCTGTAATGCAACATTCTCAATTCCAGACTTGACGATGAGCTTGCGGTTCGTGCCGAAGTCAATCGCGCAAATCCGATCGTAGATGTCTAGGCGGATTTCAGCCTCTAGCTTTGCGGTCATTTTGAGAAGTAGCTCGTTCAGCGCCTCGTCATTTTTTGCGCCGAGAACTAGCTTGCCCTGAACAATATCCCAGTGCTTTCCTGTGCAAAACAATTTCATAGCATCATTCCCGATTCTGCGTAGCGCCATACAATGCAGCTGTTTCCGTTTTCATTTTTGCGAGTTTCGCCTGTGTCAATTAAGTAGCCTTCTTTGACAAGCCATCCGCGAACTGGCCGGATGGTGTTGCCGTCAATGTGCAAGTAGCGCTCTGCCTCTTGGTCGGTAGCTCCCTGCATTCCGCGGTTGATAAAAAATTCATAAACCTTACGGCGGATAGATCCAAGTGCTGGCTCGATTTTTTCGCGGGCTTCCATGGATGTGTTTCTCATGACAAGTCCTGAACTCGCTTGTTGAGGGCATCCTTAATCGTTGTCCCTCTCACGGGAAAATCCAAGTTATCTTTTTCATCCTGCCAAATCTTGCGCAGGGCATCCACCTCGTTAATTTCTTGAATCATGTCAAGGATTTTTTCTAGGCGCTCGGTCTGTTCTGGGGTCAAGGTGCGAACCGCGTAGGGTGCTTTGACCTTTCCATAGCGCTCGACCTTTTCCATCTCCTCACGGCTTGGGCGCTTATTGCCCGAGAATGTGAAGTTGGCTAAAGCTCGCCCGATGGCTGAGGTTTCGCATACTTCTAGAGCCGATGTCTTGGTCACCATAGATGAACCGACAATCTCCTCGGCCATGCCGGAGGTCACACAGCGCTCATCCTCACGATCGGTGAAAACGAATGCCTGCACGATGAATCGAGAATCATCATTGTGAAGGATTTGTGTGTGGATTCTGCCGTTGGGATATTGCTCCCAAAACTTCTTTACTCGGGATTCGACTGTGTCGTAATCCTCTAGGTTGAACTTACCTGCCATTTTTTGCCTTCCGTTGGGGGATTCCTTCTCTGAAATCCTGTTGAGGCGAACGCTAGGCGATAGATTATGGAAAGACAAGCATCCCGTTTCGGCGCGCCGCGGGCTAGGATAGGAGCATGATTCGAGTGCAAATTAGCCTGTGGAGCTTGGCCGTTATGGTTGAAGCTGAGCTGAAATATCCTGACCAGATTGACGATATATGCAACAGGGCTAACAGCTTGTTTGTTACAGGGCTCATGGCTGCCAAGAATCAGGGCATAGACATCGTCCAGCCTGAGCTAATAGATGAGGACGAGGACTAGGGCTTAGCCTGATCCACAAAGTAAAAAGGCCCGCCTGTATAAGGGTCGTGAATGCTTGCAATTTCTAAAGCTTTGCTTATACTCGCCCCCGCTTCCAGCGCCCCAATCGCCAGAGATGAGCCAGAGCCCACGGCATAAAATCCTGTGCTGCTCATGCTGACCGCAAAGTCATCGGCAATATCAAAGACCTCGCCAGCAACGGCAATGAGAAACGCAAACTTGGTTTCATCATCTGCCTCTTGCCACTTATAGTCCTGATCCTTAAAACAGTTTTTCAGGCTAGGCACGGCTTTTGCAATGATGAAGTGATAGATGTCTTTTTTATCTGTAGCCGTAGGGGTGGGCGGTGTCCAAATATGCTGAGCAATATCGCACGCCGCGCTTTCACCACTCCCGGCAATGATGAAAGCGCCTCGTTGCGTAATCTTGGTCATTCGGGGATGGCTGTACTTGCGCGTTGCAGTCACCAAAGAGTCAGCGCCAAAACACACGCCGTCATCTTTTTGTATTGCAACGATGGTAGTCATTAGTCCAGCCAAACCTTGTAAGCCGCAGTGACGCGACCCTTTATTGGATCAACGAAGTGGAGTCGCTGGGATGGGGTTGCTGATGCTGCGAGCATGACTCCGGCGTAGCGGTTGTCTGACTCCGTAGAACCTGTTTGATAGACACTACCCTGACCGTTTGCCATCGCCCATTCTGCGTGCGTGTGGTAGTGGCCGATATAGACATCTCTAAACTCCCATGGATACGCTCCGCTTCGCCAACGATTTGCGTGCTGAACGATTGCTCCCGGACTTGCAAATCCATTTCTGCCAACCTCGTCTCCGTGAATAAGGAGTGCCTTGTAGTTGCCAATCTCCACGCGCTGAATGTCCTCGGGACACTCTTGCCATGTAAGTCGCTTTTCTCCCGCGAGAAGCTGTCGGGCTAACTCGTAGCACATACGGTCAAAGTTATCTGAGCGCGGGACATTATCGCGCTTAGAGCCGATGCGACCATGATTGCCCCACTCGGGGACAACGGTCACCTTAGAATAATTGGCAAGCGCATATCGAACAACATCTACGCAGAGTCGAGAAACATTGACATACTGCTCAAATAGCGTGGCATCAACCTCGAACGCTTGGCTTGGGAAATTAAAAAGTCCCTCGACCATGTCACCGCCGAACATAATCACGCACTCATTGACGGGATGATCCGCGCGCATGATGTCGGTGATGGTCACAGCCTTCTCTGCAAAGCTGAGAACGCGAGTCCTCATCACTTCCGAGTTATAGGTTGTCGTTCTTTTAGCGCCTTGCCAATCGGTCATGTGCCAGAGCGCCACTTCCGATTTCTTCTTTCCCGCAGGTAGTTTTCGTTCTTTAACTGGTTCGATTGGGCCCATTCCCAAAACAGCGTCGTGCGCCGCTTGGTGCGTGACCTCGACCAATTCATCCGTGCGTTGCTTCGCCTGCAACAGTTGTTTCTGCACGCGCATGAGCGCCTTGCGAAGCTCAATGACATCATCTGACTCAATACCTTCTGGAAGCGCATTTAATCTATCCTCTAAGCTCATCTATTCCTACAATCGTTTGACCGTGCTGGGTGTAGCCCGATTTGTCGAACCATGAGTCTTCATGGAATGGGTTGTGGAATAGTCGAACGGACTTTAACGCATCCATCATAAGCGCTACTTGGTAGGCAGGGATGTCATCTTCTAGTTTGAGAAATCCCGCCCAGACGCGACCGATAGCGGTGAACTCGGTATAGGGATCGCCGTATTCGCCTAAGCGCTCATCTAGGATTTTCTTTACTCGGTCGGACATTTGCATTTGCCATTTCTGTGATTAGTGAAAGTGGCCTCTGCAATTTGATAACCCTCAGAGCGAAGCGCAGCTACAAGAGTCGTAGTTGGTAGGCCTTTGAGAATAGAGTCCTGCAGGATTTTTCTATCTGACTCCGGCAGCATATCCATAATGATTTGCAGAGTGCATTTGTTTTGAGATTTAACGAGATGCTTTTCAATAGAATCGGCAAGTGCCATAGGTGTGCCTCCCTTTCAGGGAGAAGACTACCGAGAATCTTGCACAGAAGCGTTTAGACACGCCTCCGCGCCCGACCGCATATTTTGTAGCTACATTGTGGCTACAGGGTTATTTGACAATCCCGCTGTTTATCTGGATGACCCTCTTTACATCCGTGCCTTCTGGTTTGTAAGGGTCTTGAGGAATGGCGATGGGTTTCAACGCAGAACCGCCGTCATCCATGTTCGGCTGATAGGGAGTCTGGATATGAGAGTCGGGGCTGACATTGGGATTATGCGAAACTAACCCGCCGGTGATAAAGCCCACAAGAATGTAGCCAAGGTGCGCGAGGTCGTGCTGAAAGCCTGTAGCCGCCCATGTGCTAAACGCGCCCGTGAGGGCTATCGTGAGCTGTTTGGCATCGAATATATAAAACTTTATATGCTTCACAACGACCCCTTTAGCTCGTCATAGATAATCTGGGGCAGAGCGCCCGTGACTTTAATGCCCTGTTTTGCCTCGTATTTTATTAACGCGCTCTGAGTCTGGGTGTTCATTATCCCCGTGACATATTGAGTCGGCAGAAGCCCAGCCTTTAATAGCGCCTTTTCTACAGCCACGACTGCATCGCTTTTTTGTCCGAGATTAAACGCCGTTGGGTCTGCGGGAAATGGGGGAGCGATGAAGACTGTTGGCGTTTTAGTCGGTGTTGGCGTTGAAGTCATTCCGTTATGAATCATCCCCGTTGCGCCAGCGATAGCTGTGCCTGTGCCACCAACAACCGCTGTGGCCTTCTTGCTAGCCATGCCCTTAGAAGCGGGTTTGAGTGCCACGGGATATTGGGGCCGAACAATCGCAGCAATAAAGAGATACGGCCGATGAACGCGAAAACAGCCGCTTTCATGGATGGAGTCGTTGGGGTTTCCTGTGTTAAATCCGATGGTCGTGATTCCGTCAGGCGATGCCGCTTCTAATATCTCGACATGATCCACAACGCCATCAGAGTTCCAGTCATAGAAAACTAAATCGCCAGGCTGCCCTTGATACTTATTGACCACAAGTCCTTGGCGCTGAAACCATGGAAGCGCGGCAGGGTTGTAGGCGAAGCCTTTAGGAGTTTGCGCGGCGATAAGATGCGAGAGTCCTACCTGCGCGAAACACCACGACACACCCATAGCGCAATAGGGAGCGTTAGGGATTCCGTACCAAATCCCATAGGGGTTTTCTTCCTGCGCGCCCGCGTGAAATCCAATCTGGCTTCGTGCCACATTGAGAACATCAAGACCAGTAGACATTTATCCCCCGAAAGTCAGAAACCCCGCCCACAAGGAGCGGGGTCTGATTTCATTTTACTATTTAGCGGTATCGGCCTTCACGACCTTATCGGCCTCGGCAATCGCCGCGTTCACGGCAGGCGCAACGATAGTTTCCGGCGCTCCTGTCGTTGCAACAATGGTATTGACCAAAGACTTAGGGTTGATACGAGCCAAAATAGGCGCGAGCAATCCTGCGACTAGCGCCTCGGTAACGAGCTTCTTGACGGAAGCGTGCGGATCAAGTTGATACGCACCGTATCCCGCGGCGATGATGCCGTAGATATAGTGCTCGCCTAACGCCTTTTCTTTTGCGGTGATTTTAAGATTTAGTTTTGCCATGTGCATCCTTCTTTCCGATTAGGTTGCGAACATACTTTTCGGCCTCGAAATCACTCGCGGTGGCGTGATGAATGCCCCCGACCCCTCGGTGGTGTTTTTCGCAGAGCCATAGCAGGTTCTCCGCTGATTCTATCCACTTTCCGACTTCATCGGGGTTAGAAACTCCGGGATAATCAGCTTCTAGCCATTTCAAGTCCACGCCGTTTTGCAGGCTAAATTCAATGTGTGCGTGATGAAGCTCTAGTCCTCCAGCGCAATCGGAGAAATCGGCTCGATGGCTTCCGACTGAGCATTGAGCCGTATCTTTTGTGGCGTTGCGGTAAGCGTTAAAATCTTTGTAATTCGGGTCGCTTTCGCGCGGCTCGTGCGGCGGGTAATGAACAATGTAACTATTCGTAACCACTTGGTCATGAGCATCCATCAAATTTCCAACTTGGTCTTAATAACTGCCTGATTTATCTGCAACTCATGCAGTGCGGCATCTTGTCGGTTCAGCTGGTCTTTCATAGACCCGCCGCCGTTTTCGTATAGCTGGTATTCAATGCGCGATAAGCGCTTATCCATTTTCTTAAAATTACGGTTTAGCCAAAACAAAGGTGCGCCGATTATTACCAGACTTTCCAAGATAGCCCAGATTGCGTTACTAACGGTCGAGGCGTTGTTCCAAAATACCATAGTTGCACCTTACGGATGAGTTGTTATGTCCAGTTGATTGTTCTAATTGTACCGTTTTTATCTACGGTCTTTAGAATGTTAGAAGTTGTATTAAGCCAGATGTCACCGATGCGAGGGTTCGTTGGATCAGCGGTCACGCTAGGCGCGGTGAACCGTTGTGCTGTTTCTAACTTACGCAGGCGTGCTTTTAAGTCCTCAATAATTTCACGGATGTCAGGTGCGTGGTTGATGTATCCCATTAGTAAGTTCCTGTCGTGAGGGTCAGCGTAATTCTTTCAGGGCCATCCTCGCCGGGCGCAACGGATAGTCCGATAATGCGGAAGATGGCATCGTAGCCTGACGGGAAGAACGCGTCAGTGATGCGAACGCGAACCTCATCTCCCACTTCATAAGTGCCGAATGTTGGATTTACATACGGAGGAGCAACAACTTTGAGGGTAATCGGAGGATAAGAAACGGCGTTGATTTGGCCCGTGGCAAGGCCCGAGAGAACGGTGGGGTCGGTAATGTCAGAATAGTTGGACTGATCCTCCAGCAACGCCCAGCCAGAGGAGAGCTTGGAAGCGCTGTTGGCGATGCTGATGAGCTTGCCTTCGTTTGAGCCAGCGCCCAGCGCGTAGATTTGATTGACGGCCTTTGAGCCATCTTCAAGATATGTGTACTCTGAAATGTTGCCGCCCAGCTCGAACACGGGAGCATTAGAGTTTGTCGCGCTATACATAACGCCTGCGCGCGGATAGTAAGTATTAAAGGATTTGGCAGGATTGCCGCCGCCGTCATAATAGACAGAAATCTCAAAGTCGAAGCCATTTGTTTGTTTAGATAAATCCGAAACGGCGTTGAAAACCGTCTTTACTTCGTAGTTGTAATAAACCCGAGACAGCGTGATACCCGATGTGCTAGTTGAGAGCGGGTCTTGGTTGTAGAGCAGGCCGATGTTTCCAGACGGCGCGCTCTGTGCGTTAGAGATGAGCGATTGCGCAATCTGCAGCTGGTCAATGCCCGTGTACGCCAATGCGCCGTAGGCCGTTCCTGAGCCTGTTGTGATGCGCCGGCGCTCAAAATAGGAAAGAAACTCGCGGGCCGTGAGCTTGATGCTCTGGTCTGTTGAGCCATACTCTCGCTGCCATAGAACGCCGCCCCAGACCAAGATGCCGTTGCGATCCACATAAATCGCCGTGCGCCCCGGAATCGAGCCGTTGAGGACATTCAGCCCAGCGGTATTCACGCCAGAGACCAGCAAGTGCGCCGTCATTGTGCCCGCGGCGTTTAATTGTTGACCGAAATTGACCCCCGTTAGCGGAAGCTCAGCTAAAACCTGATTGGTGACTAGATCCGCTAAGAGGTAACGATACGAGGTGGCCATTAGCTTATTCTACTTTAGAGGCGACTTCTTCCCACGCCTTATTAGTTTCGTCCCACTCGTAACGTTTACCGTCTGTAGGGATTGGCGTTGGTGCTTCCCAGAGGTAGCTTTCCTTATTTAATTTCCACGAAGGAAAGGGTTGCGGCGCGAAGAAACCCGTGCCGTCCCATGAGTATCCGATACCTGCGTAATTCTTATTTAGCGGAGTACCGCCGTTAATATGAACGCCGCCAAGAGTGTTATAGCTAGTCTTAATCCAAGTACCGCTAAGACCTAACTCGTTAGCGAGATAGTTTTGACCGTCCGCTTCGTATAAATCATCAACAACAAGAACGCGAGTCACAATGTTGTTTTCATCAATTTCAGCAAAATGTGCCATTATTTTTTATCCTTTGAGTTTGGGATTTTTACTACACTCAAAAGCTCGGTGATGCGAGTGGTAATGTAGCCACCTTCTTGATCGACTTTATTTTGAGCCTGTAATTCATCTTCGGCAAAAACTTGAATAACCATATCAACTGAAAATGTATAAACCTTTGATTCTTGAACTTTTTTCATGTAATCCCCTTTTATGTTTGGAAGGTGAATGAACCAGTGCTGGTGAACTTGTGATAAACATATCCACCAGAAATGATAATCGTTCCACCAGTCGCCCTTGCGCTTGATCCAATATATCGAAGAATAACTAATCCAGATCCACCAGTACCGCCAGTGCAACCGCCGCCGCCACCAGTGTTTGCTATTCCTGAAGTTCCTGTATATGAAGGAGCAGCGCCGCCGTTACCGCCGCCACCAGAACCACCAGAACCGCCAGTTGTATTTCCTGCACCGCCACCGCCGCCAGCGTAATAATTACTTACACCAGTTCCTGTTGCTGAAGCAAAAGCGGATATTGCAACACCTGCACCACCTGAACCGCCAGTTGCACCCGTAGCCGTAGGCTGACCAACAGCACCAGCGCCACCGCCACCTGGGCCACCAGCAGTAATTCCATTACCATTTCCACCAGCAAAACCTTGGTTTGCTGTTCCCGCGCCACCAGTTCCGCCAGAATAACCGCCACCGCCAGAGCCACCGGCAGATCCGTTATAAGAAACTGGTGTGTAAGAACCTTTACCGCCACCAATGGAAGTGATTGAAGAGAAACTGGAATTGCTACCATTTCCAGTGTATCCAGCTCCACCAGCGCCGACCACTACTGAATATGCAGTTCCCGGTGCAAGAGATAGTGAGGATTCTAATGTTCCACCGCCACCAGTTGCTCCTACTGTTGAGCGTAAACCGCCAGCTCCACCGCCGCCGCCATCACCACCGCCACCACCACCAGCAATCACAAGATAATCAACAATGATGGAGCCGGGCGCGAATAGACCGTATCCCTGTGCGGAAGCGCTCGCTTTAGTAGTAATTAACGGGGACATATACCGACCTTACGCGAATTTCGTAGCGGAGGCAATAACCGTATAAGTAGCCGAAGCGGTCTTTAGGATAGTAAATACATAGGCGTCAATAGCCGAAGCGTCTCCGGTGCTAGGAGCCGTTCCGCCTTGCCACTTAGGGCTAACCGAAGAACCGTCAATAGTAAAAGCCGTAGGGTAATAGCCCGTAGATCCGTTCGTATTAGCTACGACTACGGTCACGGTCTGCCCCGTAGCAAGAATCGAGTTAAGGGTAGTCAAGGAGTTTCCTCGGAAATTTAGGGTGAAGTTAGCCGTAGCAGAGGTAGTAAACCACCACGAGGTCGAGGTAGCTATATCTATATTCTGAGAGCTTGCGATAGCCGAACCCGCGATATAGGCGGTTTCGAGTAGTCCGGTTACGGCGTAGTTAGTAGATACTCCGATAGGCGAAGTAGCCTTTACGCGGTTATCAGTGATATTTGCGGTAACGATAGAAGTAACGCCCGCGCCTACTGCGATAGTTGCGAGGAGAAGCGAGTTAGCGGGAGTCGAAGGAGCTACCGGAGAAGCGGCAGGGGTTCCCGCGATTACCTGAAAAGTGACATTGTTCAGCGATCCTGTGTAGTAAGCATCATTGACGGTCACGACCACGATGTCAATGCGTGGGTTCGATGGGTTAGCGGTGGAAACGGTGAGGGTTGTCGTGGCATCGTTATAGGCCATGTATGTGCCCATGTTGGACTGCGTTGTTCCAACGATTGCAGCCCAGCCAGAAGCGACAAGAACGGACATACCGGCAGGAGAGTTTTGAGTAACGGCTAAATCGGTCGAGTTAATAATTCCAGAGGTTTTCCAGATTGTCTGGGTAGTTAGGCGGTCGTTTTCCGCAGGATGGCTTCCATTTTGCAGCCAACTTGGGGGTGTGCGTAATGCCATTGCTTCTCCTTAGATGTACGCGTTGCGCCAAGTAATGGTCGCAGCCGTAGTGCCGATAAGTGTACCTGTTCCAGATAGGAAGAAAGAGTTATTACCCGGTGGAGCAGAGAACCAGTTTGAGCCGCCGTTAATCAAATTGCGGGCAGGGCTTCCGTTGAGGGTGATGAGTTTCTGATCTAGGTCAATGACGATGGTGTCGGTGTTTGCGTAAGTTCCTTGAATCGTAATGTAAGTGCCTTGCGTGTTATTACCAAGGGTCGGGTTGGTGATAGGGCCGTTGAGGGTTATGACAGGGTATGTGGTTGCCCATCCTGCGTTATTGACGGTCGTTGTAAGGGTCGAGGAGCCGCCGCCATAGGAGAGGTTGTAGGTGCGGTTATATTGACGGCCCAGAGGGTTACCAACGGCGAGGGTTGCAGTCTGTAGCGTGTCATCGTAATAACGAGGGTCGGCGCAAAAGAATGTGTATTGCGAAGTAATGTAGCCGTAGGTGTAATTCGGATCAACAACGGTCTTGTTTGTGCGAACGCGAGCATTCAGGCGTTGCAAACCGCCGGCGGCAGAGAGCTGGAATTGAAGCGGGGTCGTGCCGCTGGTCTGAGGCAAGAGTGCGGCCTGTAATAAGTTGAAGTTAGCCTGAGCTGAATAGCCAGTGCTTGCGAAGGTGTTGATGGTGATGGTCACCGTGCGGCCTGAAAGAAAATCGTTGCCCGTGAACATACCGTCTGCATAGCCTCTGTTGTCATCCTGATTGCGGATATTGGGCAGCGATTCAAGCCCATCAACAGAGAGGATTTGATAAGGCGAGTTAGCTCCGCCGAAGACAAAGCCATTAAAGGCAAAGGAGTAGTAATTAAGCGAGGTAACGGTAGCCATTATCCAGCCTTCCCTGCGTTAAGTTTTGAGGCGATTCCCTGAGCCACTCCATAGGTGAGAGCGCCATAGGTAGCCGATGCGATGTCACTCGCTGAAACAGGGGTCGAGATGTAGTTGTTCTGCGTGTAAGCAACCGCAGGGCCGCTTGATGCGGTCGTTGGCAAGGCCGCCGATCCTGAAAGATAAGGCGTTGCAACAGAGCCGGCGAGCGCCATGCTGCTCATCGAAACGCCCGTGCCATTGACCGCGGCCATGGAAGCTGCAACCGCTTCAAGCTTGGTCTGCAAATCGTTTAGCTTCGTAATGGTGGAGTCATGAAGCGCCGTGGCTGCTTGGTCAAAAGCCTGTTGCGATGCCGCGAGCGAATCCTGCAGGGTTTGCTGAGCCTTGGCCACGGAGTCGTTGTAAGCCAGCTTGTTTTTAGCAAGAACATCGTTGAAAGCATCGGCTTGGGTTGCCATCGAAGCGTTAAGGTCTGTAGTGACTTTGTTGTATTGGTCAATGAGAGCCTGAGTTGCCAGATTGCCGCCTTGATTCATCTGATCCGCGAGACCGTTCAATCCTGTTGTCGAAGCATCCTGCACCTGTGCAAATAAGTTCTGAATCTGCTCTGTTGTTCCGGGCTGAGCGTTGATGAGAGTCTGAGCCATTTGGTCACCCATGAGCGGGCCCTGCGCGACAACTTGCTGAATGAAGTTCTGCGAATATCCTAGGCCGGCGAGCTTGGAAGCATCAGTGGCAAGGGTTTTCATGGCGTTTAGCTGGCTCTGAAATGAGTCAATGAGGCCGCTAGTTGTTCCCGAGCTGAAAAATGACTTGCCAAGGTCTATCTTCGTGACATTTGCAAATTCATTGGTGAGCAGGGCCTCTGATTGTTGAACAATAGCCAGTTGCTTGTCTGCGGCATCTTGCTGCAGTTTGGCGATAGCGTCATTGTTCGCCGCAGCTGCCGCGAGGTTGGCCTGATCTAAAGTCTGTTGTGCTGCAGCCTGTGCCTGATTAAAAGTCAGGTTTGCCTTGGCTATTGCATCGTTGTGAGTCTGAACCAACTTTTCGTATTGTGTCTGATAATCGCGCAAGTCCACATTCATTTGGTCGTAGATAGACTTGACTTGCTTTTGCTCGTTCATCAACTCTGTGGTTTGTTTCTTTATTTCAGTAATAACGGCAGCGGCAGATTTCTTGGCTGCGGCTACTGCGGCTTTGCTAACATCTCCGCCAGCTACTTGACCGGCAACTCCTGTATCTCCGCCAGCGCTCGAAACCCCAGCCGTTGAGAGCTGATCCGCTAAAGACTTGCCACCAATAGAAATCTTTTTGTTGGCAAGGTCATCTAACCCTTGGCCAAACTTGCCGACAGATACAGCTGCTTCATCAACGCTTTTGCCCATTGCCTTAAAAGGAGCGCCGAGGACAGGAATCTTTGCCACGGTGTCAATAACTTTTGCAATCGCTCCGAGGAGATAGCCAAACCCTTCAACAACAACTTTAAGAACATCAACGACTACTTTGCGGAATCCCTCGTGTGTATTCCACAAGCTGATGAGCTGGCGCTCCCAGTAGGTCATGTATTTGATGATGTCCGTGATGGCCGGAATAATAAACTTGGTAATAATCTCCAAGAATTTTGTCAGAATTGGCATAACAACAGCGCCGACCTTGACTGCTATGTCATCAAACTTAGCCTTTAAGACTTCCATCTCGCCGGCAAATGTGTGCGTATATCCGACAGCCTGCCCGCCGATTTTTCCATTTAACTCATCGAACGCCTTGGCGATTGCCTGATTTTTAGGCAGAGATGTATCAAGCGTGATGCCCAGCTCGCGGAACGCTTTAGCTGAGCCCGTTGTTCCTCGGGCCAAGGTAGCTGCAGCGGTTGCCAAATCCTCGTGCTTGTATCGCGCAAGGTCGGCAGCCATGCTCATCAGCTTTGTGGACTCTGTTGCGGATCCTGTTGCTGTGATTAAAGTGCCATAGGCCGACTCTGTTTGCGCGGTAGAGAAACCAAGTGTGGACATCTTGTCCGATGTTTTCTGGATTTCTTCGCGGTTAGCAGCCGTGTTTTGTTTTGCGTTATTAAGCGCGGTAGATAAACGCTCGGTCGCTACCTGTGTGTCTTGGATTGCTTTGATAGCATCCCGCAGCCCATCCTCAACAACCTGCATTCCCTGAGTCAAAAGGTTGCCACCAAAGACTCCAGCCATGACTGTCTTTAATGAAGAAAACTTGCTTTCCTGCGCCTTGGCAGCATCGCCAATTTTTGCCATGCCCTCGGTGGCTTGGGTAACAGCTGTAGTCAGATTAGCAAGCTGAACAAGAATCTCTACATTTAACGGTGGGACTTCACCTGCCATTTAAGCTCCCATCGCTGCTGTGAGGTATCCATAAACGATTTGTGAGGCCTTACCAGAGTTGATAAGTTCATCACGAGCTGGATACATATATGGGTATTTTACCCCACTCGTCCACTTTGATGAGCCGAGTTCTACTGCTCGCGCATAGTCAGCGCCTGAATCAACGCTCGCCACATAAGTTGCAAAACCACGCCGAAGCGGTGGGGCAGCAATGATGTTTCGATACAAGTTGCCCGTTGCATAGTTAGGGCCTTCTCCGGCGCGAGGCCCGATGTGCGGGTTATAACGAAGTCGGCCGTTCACTGTTCGCGGCGGGTTAGTGGTCTCGTGAGCATTCTTGCGCGCCTGCGTCCACAACTCTGTGGTGATCGCGCGGGTTGCTAATTGAGCCGCTTTGTCCATACGATTTTGCCAAGCATTAAGCGCCGCAAATACTTCGTTGCGGTTGTCGCTCATCGCTTCTCCATCTGCTCGATTTTGACTTCTTCGATGGTATCAGCAATAGCTAACAACCAATCAGCTCTTCCGGCGGGCAGGTTATCTACCTGCTCGGGTGTCCAGCTAAATCTGTCGGCAAACTTAAAGTAGAACCACTCGGTGTCTGGATAGAGCAGGTCATCAACCCGCTGAAATCCTTTCAGCCGATCCTTTAGGCGTTGGAGCTGTCTAAAGGGCTATCAGGGTTCAAACGGTTTTTATCTGTATCCGCCAACTCAGGGAACAAGTCCTTGGTGACATTTGCGGTCTCATCCATGAGAGCAACATAATCTTTAATAGGCAGCTCGTCAATAGAATCAGATTTGACCGATGGAACGAGAAGGTCGAATGACCAGTCCTCAATAATTGCAGCAAGCAAAGCGTTGCCGATAGCGATGCCCTTTTCTGCTTCACCCTTGTTATCTCCGGCGAGCATGATGCGGTTGCGGTCTTTAACTTTAAGATCTATTGCATCTTTGATAGTAACTGTTGCCCCTGATGGCAGGGTAATCTTTTTTGACATTGTGCCTCCTTGGTAGCCTTGTGAGCATCCTAGCAAAACTAGGCAGTAGCGGTGCGGGATTTCGGAAGGCGAACCAAATCAACCTGCCACCGCTACTGCGTTCTAGGTTAAGCGACCGAGGTGGTTATCGCGTTCTTAACAACCCACTTGATTGGTGAGTAGCCAACAGTTCCAGCATCGGTTAGGTTGCCTTGGGCATTGAAATCAACAACCACTTCAACGAAATCCTTTGAGCGCTCGATGACGGCGAGTGTGTATGCACCCTTTGTCATGGTCGCTTGGATGGATGTCTGAGACGCTCCTGAGCCGTTTGTCCAGTTAAAGACGAGAGCTGGCTGGGTGTTGGTCAAATAGTTGGTGAGCTGGGTGTCGTTTTCCATGAGGAAGGTGGCCTTGCCCGTTACTTCGAGAGCGCCAACGAATACAGAGTAAGGAGTCTGCACATTGGAGATACCGTAGATAGGGGTGACAGGGCGCTTGAGGTCAATGTTGCCCATGGTGTTGTTAGAGATAGCTGTGCCACCAACGCTCACAGTTCCATACCAGACTGCGGTAGGCAAAACGGTGGAGAAGCTAGGGGTTGGTGTTGAGGTGGTAGCTGACTGCCATCCTGTGGACTTCGCATCGTATTCGAGCAAGCCATCTGCGTTCCACTTAAGCGAGAAGTCGTGGAATTGGTGTCCTGCCCATGCGCGCACATTTGCGCCATAGAAGTCAAGCATGGTGTAGGCAGAAGGCTGTGAGTCTGCCGCTGCTGTAGCTGAGTTCTTTACTGCGAGGGTATGGACATAAGGAGCTGATCCTGAAACAACATCCTCACCGAGAACACCGGCAAGAGGGTAGATGATGGTGTCAGCGAATACTGCGCCGCCGAAGTCAAAAGTTGAGTGGACG